AAATTTTTTATAATTATCCATAATATTTTCCTGGAACCATGATCCAATACCATATTGTTTTCTACCATCAACACCCATGATACCACCATACGCTGCCATCTGTCTGTCAGGTAATACTGGTCCTGTAATGCCACCAGACATTTGTCCTTCGGCCATTGCTTGATCTACAAATTGTTCAAAGGACATAGGATCTAATCCTTGTTCCATCATGTCGTCAAGATACTTAGAGTATTCTTCTTCTACTTGAGCCATCATCATCTCCTGCATTTGTTGCGGAGATTTAGGACCCTCGTCACCACTATATTTTATAGATGGTGCGTTAGTCTCTAGCTCTTCTGAAATTTGTATGTCTTCTATTCCCATGGTTTGTCTACCTTACTTTGTTTTACTGAATAAATCAAGAGGAGGCATGATAACTTTAACGTCTTGAGCCATTTCTTCTGCTTTGTAACCCTTGGCTTCCCAGTCTTTTCTTTCCTTAAAAACCTCACCTGTTTTTTTGTGTCTGTAAGTTTCTTCTACTTTTGCCTGTAATACTTCCATTATGTTGTTACCTCTTTCTTAATGTTTAGATAACTGATAGCTACATCAAACGAGTCTGTCGTGCTTGATTGTACTGTAAAAGATGTACCACCTTCAATTATCAATGGTTGGGTTAATAATTCTGTTGTAACATTAGCTGTTAATGCTGCAGATTTAATAGCTGTAATACTATTGTTTGTTACAGTCACACTTGGTGTACCAGCTGATGTAACTAATATTGATTTGATAACGATAGTCTCATTGACTGCAGGAATACTAGCACCTAGTGGTGTTAGTGCACTACCACTTGTATTATTATCTATGCCTTTAAATTTATATTGGTTTACTACTGCCATTAATCTAAAAAGAAACTTCTAGCTTCTATCTCCTGTTTTAATTCTTCTTGAAACGTAGTGTTTAATTTCTCTAACACAGCATCTAAATCTCTAATTAAAGATTGTGCTATATCTTGCTCGTACTCATTACTAGCTCGAGTCAAGGATTGTACAATTTTTGCCATTATATTCCTAACATATTTTTTAACATAGTGTATCTAGTTCGTTCTGCATCACTAATATTTCCTGTCTGCAGTTTTTGAAACAATATTGAATATTCATCTTGCAATTCATTTACATTTTCTAATGAAGCCAACCCATCTCCAATATCACCTTTGTCACTTTCAAAATTAGAACTACTTTTTGTATTAGATTTATTGGATTTATTAGATGTATTAAAATTTAAACTACTTGTATTAAATTTACTGGATTTTAAATTATCAGTTAAAGAACCTATCATATCTTTTTCTGTTATGTCATAATCTTTTAACGTTTTACTTACAAATTTTGCTCCTGTGTATAATGATTTTGCTTGGTTATATTTTGCAGCCAATGCAGGATTAATTGCAAACAAAGCTGCGTTAAGTAAAAAATTTTTTATATTAAATTTTGGTTTATCTAAAGGATTGTTACCAGGTAAAAAAGAATTACCATCTTTAGATGTTGGAAGAGGTGTGTTTATTTCATTACGTGCTTCTTCTCTTTCAAGTTTTGTTTTTGGTGTTACATCGTATTTTTTACCACCAATAAATTCATAAGCTGGTGGTGCATTTGGATTATCGGGTTCATTTGGACCTTCAACAGTATAGTCATCTTTAGGTGCTGTTACTGGTTCTCCATAATAACCAGAACCTACTTCAAATCTTGAATGATTATCTTGACTATCACCACCACCGTTTCCACCACCGTTTCCACCACCGTTTCCACCACCATTTCCACTGCCTCCACCACCCATAGAAGCACTTTGATCTTGATTAGATTGATTACCCTGGTCCATTCCACCACCTCGAAAACCAACTCTTTTACCATTTGCATACATTATTCTTTTATCTATCATTATCGTCTTCCTCCAGCTTGTATATCTAATCTAAAAGTCCCTAATTTCCAACTAGTATCAATTGCAGTATTAGATATTGTAAGAGCTATTGATCTAGCTCGAGCTCTTGTGTCTACTTTTGTAGTGCTTGATGAAACAGTAAATGGTCCAAGTGAAGAACTAGCTGCAGCATCACTAGGATAGTTTCTTAAATCTAATTGTATAATTGTGTTACCATTTTGGTTAATAAAATCAGGAATAATTCTACTAACTCTCATTATGTTTTCACCATCACCTCTAAGATCGGCCATGTTTGTTGCGGCTCCTCTTACTACTTTTTGCGTAATATCATAATCACCTGAAGTAATGTCAGCTGGAATAGCTGTAGTAACACCAAGTCTTATTTGATTAAGTCCTGTTTCATGTTCGTAGTAATAACTAATTCCATCTGTATTACCCTCAACATCAAAAGAAGTATCCGTACCCGCATCATATTGTGTTGCATGGGGTAAACCAAATACTGCAGAATCTTGCCAAGTTGTTCTTGTAAATAATGTACTGTCATTTGTAAACCAGATAGGACGTTTAGCTGTTGAATCTAAATAACTATAGGTAACTGATCTTGTATTAACATTTGAATTTTCCGTAGGATAAAACCAAATAATTTCTCCAAACAAGTTATTAATACCACAGTAAATAAATTGATTAGATGTTGTGTTTAAATTGTCATAAACGTAATCTTCAACTAAGCAGTCCATAGATTCTAGTTTACCTGTGTATCTAAAAAAACCATTATCAGACATCCAGTAAGCAGCACCATCAACTTCAACGGCTGCGTTCTTACCAATCAATCCACAGTTGGTTCCAACTTGTTCATAAGCAAATGTAAAAGGAGTTCCAACAAATCTCATGGTAAATAAAGAAGTGTCACTCCAAATGTATATTGCATTTCTACCAAGTTTAACTCCCATGATCCGTGATCCAGCGGCCAGTCTCTGTGTACCCGCACTATTTTCTGCGGTAGGTGTATAATCGTTTATATTTTCTTGAGAAGAAAATCTTATAAACATTTCATCTTGTGTTGTCTTGTCACCAATAGTTGTTTCTGTTCCAAAAAAAACTAAGTGTCTATCCGGAGTTGATACCAACATGTCTCTAGATGCTGTAGGTGCACCTGATATAATTGTAGCTCTTGTACCTGTGGCGTTAGTTAAATTAGAATCCCATTCAAAACATTCACCATTAAATATTAATGCAATAAGAGTACTACCTAAATTATCCAAGGACCATAAACCAGGTTCAGCTACAGTATCCGTGTCAGCTGATGATTGACCCCAACCAGAAAAACTACTGTAGTCTGTAACTGTAGCTCCTGTGCTGTGAGAAGCATTTGTTGTTCCTCTAACGTTTCTAGTTATTCCGGTTAAAGTATTTGTTGCTGTATTTACCCCTGTGTAAGAAATTTCTTCTGTGCCTACTTGTATAAAATTAGTTCCTGTTGTTGGAAAATTTAATACAGATGTTAAAATAATACTAGTTCCAGTTCCACCTGTTCCTGCTGAGTTAGCAGATAATGATCCGTTTAAAGTTGTTGTTTGTGGAGCTGTTGATGTTCCACCATATTGAGATATACCCCATCCAAAAACTCCAACTTGTTCTGCTGGACCTACGTGATAGTATTGAAAAAAAGTTATACCTCCAGACGTAGTAGCACCTGACCCTGTTTCATTAGAAGGCATTGTAATAGTAATAGTTGTTGAATTTGGTGCACTGGTTACCATAAATTTTTTATCAGCAAAATCTGTTGCACCAAAATTAGAATTAGTTATTGCACTGAATGTAGATGATTCACCAAATAAAATAATGTCTCCTTCTTGAAAACTGTGATTAGTTCCAAATGAAATTGTAACGGTTGGTGATCCGTTAGTCGTGCTAAATGCACTGGTAATAGCTGTGCCTAATGGATTAACTAAAGGATGTATGTCGTAGTAAACTTCTCCTGAATACGCATATAAAATTCTATTGGTTCCAATAATAGCATATTTAATACCTGCATTATTAACCATGTGGTGTAAACTACGAGCAGAACCAGTTAACTTACTAGCACCTAATTGATTCCAACCCCCAATTTTTTCAGGTGTTCCATATCTGAAACGAACATTTGTTCCTCCTGTCCACTGAGATTCAGCTCCGGTAGATGTAACTTGTTTGTTAAAACCTGGTAAAAACCCTAATTTTTGTAGCATAGTATAGCACTATATATTGAGATTTATTTAAAATCTAGTTGTAATTTCTTTGATTATATCACTGTAATCGTAGCTACTAATTTCATAATCTACTTTGTGTGGCTTCTCAAAAACCTTGTTTGTATCATCATAACGCCCAAATTCAATAGTATTCATAAAAATTTTTATATCATAGAAATTTCTAAATTGATCATAAGGACAAACAAAATCTACAACACAATGTTTCTTTGTCATATTACACAGCTTTTCCATACGTATTACCTGGTCAATCCTATTTTGTTCTGTAAATTTTTTTTCATTAAACATGTCTCTAACAACATCTCCATTAAAACGAGCAACATCTTTTTCCTTACACAAGTTAGATGCAAAAGTGCTTTTACCAGACCCAGGTAAACCGAATATTAATATATTCATGTTAGTTATTTTTTAAACCAGTTAGGTAGTCCTAGATGAGGACGTTTATCAAACAAATTGTCTTTAGACCCTTTTGTTTTTTTATTGTTATAATGCAAAAACACTTGGACACAGTCTTGTCCTTTAAATATATCTCTCCAATGTTCTAGATCACAACCAGAATAGACTAACATATCCCCTGGTTTTAAAATTACTTTAATACCTTTTTTATTTAATTCTCCTGAAGGTTCTAAATAGATTGGCCAATCATCACCACCAAGATTCATGGTAGTAGATATTTCACAACTAAATCTATCTTTGTGTCTTTTTAATTTATCTCCTTTTTTATAAACTCTTGCATAAGTATAAGCTGGGTTTAGTTTTAACTGTGTATGTTTTTCCATAATAGGTTGGCACTTTAACATTAAAGTTTCCATAGCAATATCAGCATAGCAAGCATAGGTATTTGGAACCTGCCCATTCTTATCTTCATAGAAACCCAACATAGTTTCAAAAGGAGATATATATTTTTTTTCTAAACAAGTAACAAAAACTTGTTTTTTAACTAATAGGTAATTGTATAAAAATAAAGCTAAATCCTTGTCTATAGCTTTTTTAATAATAATGTATTTATTTTTTTTAAACGACATTATTCCTGACTCCAAATGACATAATAATTCTAGGATCTATACCTATAGCGGTGTGGAGTTGGTAAGGAGCAATATGTAAAAGATCCCCTGGACCTACTATATATTCTTTGTCTTCGACTTTATACAAAGTTCTACCATAAGCTCCAATAATATATACATGATAACTGTCTCGATGAGTATTACTTCGAGTTCCTGAAATAAGAGAATAAAAAATATCTAAATCACTTTTATATTTTTTTAAATTATATTTTTTATTTAACTCGTCAAACATTTTTTTAAACCCATTATTGTTATCTTGAATATTTCTTATTTGAAAAACAGATTCTAAAATATAACTAGCATTCCATCTACTTGCAATAAAACTTTCATGATCTCCTAAAGAAAGAATTTTCGAAATAAAATTAAAATCTATAGATTCTTCAAATTTAATAAAATTTTTTTTAAAACTCATATTCCGTAATTAAAACTAATGCTTATTCTATCTTGATTGCTTAAACTTGGTTCTACATAATGGGGTGTACCAGAAGAAAATAAAAGAAAAACTTTTTCTTTTGGTATGACTGTAAAATTACTTGAAGTATATTCATTATAATTATTTACTTTACTTGAAGTATACATCATATCACAAACAGGATCGTTTCTAGTAAAAACAATTTTACCAGAATTTTTAGGTGTTGTTATATAAAGAACACCCGATAAAACTAATCCATAATCCGCATGGGTGTGTGGTACATTAAAACAAAATTTATTATTTATGTTGTACCAATAACTACGTAATTTAATGTTGTCTTTAAGATTTAAATTTTTTGTAACTTTATCAACTTCTTTATTTAAAAACTCAAACACTTTTTGGTTATGGTTATTTATTTGATTAAAAAAATTACTTTGCCAACCTTTTCTATTACTTATTATTATTCCTTGTTTATTTTTTTTCCTTGTCTCAAGAATATGTTTTTTAAACTTAGTTAAACTAACATCACATTTCCCTTCATAAAGATATGAACTAAAAATATTTTTAAGCATCTTTTGCTATTTCTTTTGGTACGGATTGTATATTCCATTGTATAAATCTAAATGGTTCAATGGCTGCATCTATTGCAAATTCATATTCTAAATAACTTGGAAAAATAATTAAAGTACCGGGAACAGGTTTAAAATGAAGTAACCCTGTCCCACTAACAGGACCATTTAATTTTGTTTTCATTTTTAATTTAGTTGCTTTAGCCCCGGTTCTTGGTTCATGAAAAATAGGAAAAGATGTTTTGTCACTACACTTTAAAAAATAGAATCCAGATACGTGTTGGTTGGGACTAACTTGTGTAGATTGATGTCCACCTCCATTTTGGCTAAACTCCTGAACCCACATGTGGCTAAGAATAGTTTGGTATTGGTCCATGTCATAACCGTGATCATCTAAAAACTCCCAAGACTTAGCACCAATATAATTTCTAAAATCTAAAAAATTATTGTCGTTAGCTAAAGAACCAGAGTAATGCAATTGACCATAGTCATTAGTAGTTTTAAATAATTTTCTATGTTTTTTTTTAGAATCTTTGATGTATTTATCAGAAGCTTTATTTAAAGATTTAATAAAATCTGGTCTTTCTTCAGCCCAAATAGGTGTAGTAAAATAATTTTTTTTATCCATGTTTTTTAAATAAATTGTTTTCTTTCTTGTATTTTTTTAAAACTATATCAGGTATTTTTATTTTATCTACATATATTTTTTTTGTTACTTCACCTGTTCTTATTTTTGTGTGATCAGATTCATCGCTATCAACTTGATTTAAATTGTTAAATCTATGTTTATTGTAAAAAGGTATTTCTAAAAATCTATATAAATTTTTAATTGTTTTTTCAGGTTTTTTGCATAAATCTTTGTATTTAATAATTAATAAATTTTCTTTATAATGTTTTGTTAAAAAGTCTAGGGCTGCAGCTGCTTGTCCAACTCTTCCTCCAGGTTCCATTAAGGTATCGCAGTGTCTAGGTATTAGAGCATTAGGTATTTTATCGACCCTGTTCCAAGACTCTAGTATTTCTTTTAAAGGTCTAACAAGCATTACAAATTTTGCTGGTAAAAAACCATAGTGTTTCAACAAATTAAAATTTTCTAAAGTCCCCCACCTACCTTGTTCTAATATGTATTTTTGTTTATGTTTAGAGAAATAATTTCTAAAAGTATTTTTTATTACTTCATCATAATGTTTTTCATTATTTGTATATTGTTTATCTACATCAACACATTTCCAATTTTTATATTCGGGGTGTTGTTTAAAACGATCTAAAAGCCATATTATACTTGGTATAATACTATTGGGTGTTGTGTAAAACTCTGGGTTTTGATTTATAATAGATCTTAACAAAGTTGTACCACATCTAAAAGTGCCTGTTAAATAAAATATTTGTTTTGTCACTATTTATATAAGTTTCCAACGTTCCATAGGACTAACGAATATCGAGTGCCGTCAGTCACCGGCTTGACTCTATGCCAAATAAAAGAAGGAAATACAATAATAGATCCTTTAGGTAAAATTTGTTTTGCTCTTACTGCATGTTTTTCTTCATCCCTCATGTTAGGGTTATAGTTTCTAAAATCAAATTCTAGTTCTCCACCTTTATATTCAGAACCATCAGTTAACTGACACGTCACAGACAATTTTCTAATCTTACCATGCTCTGGTCCACCGGGTTGGTTAATAGGTTTATCAAAATTATCAACATGCCAATCGTAGTATTGATTTATTTTATACTGAGTAAATTGACAAGCTTGGGATCTATCCCATTGAAAATTCCAACCGGCATCTTTATTGGCACGGTGTATGTAAGGGTGTATTTCTTTATAAATCCAATCATCGTCTAACCAAGTAATACCAGAGTTTCTTTTTCTTTTTAAATCATTAAGTTCTTTTTTGTTTAAGTTTAATTTAGAGAAAGCACCTGTTCTTGCTGTGATTGTTTTTTTAGATAATCCATATTTAATAACATCATCACAAAACTTTGGGGTTAATGCTGATTTAAAATACCAGTAATTATTAGACAAATTCATAAGTAATAGTTTGAATAAAGTTTAATTTTTTTTTTTGATTGTTCGTTATGTAGTAGGTATTACTAGAAGGAAACATAATAAACATGTTGTTCTTTAATTCTATTTCCCAGCTTTTACCTTTTCTTCGATTATCGTTGTAATAAATTGTAACTATACAATCCTCAACTTCAACGCCGTATAGCATTGTGTAATCTGCTGAATTTTTTAAATCTACGAGATCTACATTCAACAAAGGAGGGCTTGTTTCTAAAGGTGTGTATGACGTTCCCCATGTATCTTTATTAAATATTCTAAGTTTATATTTTAATTTTATATGCTCTTGAATGTATGTATTTAACATATCCCAGGTTCTAGAAAAAGGAATTTTTTTATCAGTTAAATTACAATGTGAAATATAAACAGCTAATTCTTGTCTGTTTATTTCAAAACCTTTTGGCATTGATACGTTGCCAAAGTATAATGACTGCTCTGTTAATACTTTCTTTTGCATACCTATTTAATAGATATATTTTTTTTATTAAATTGTCAAGAAACGGCTGGGTCTTTAAGCAACACCCAAGTGTTATTATCTTGATCCCATTTATAAAAATAAACATTATTAGTATCAGCTTTTTGTTCTTCTGTTAATTCCGGAGCATCGCCTATTGGTGATTGCCACCTAGCTTCGGGAAGATATTTTACCCAATTTGAAAAATGTTTTATTGGCCAAAAAATATTATTAACTGGATCCCACTCTGCACCAGTTGTTGCTAAGTTTCCTCTAAAAGGAGTGCCACCTAATAAATGAGTATTAAATCTTGTGTTGTAAGAAGTTTGAATCCATAAATGCGCCGGCCAATTATTGTGTTTTTCTAAATAGGCTTGTCCCACTGATTCCGTTTCAACACCCTCATCATTTTGTGTGTCGGTATCAGTTAAAGTAAGTAAACTAAGTACTTTATTATCTTCTGTTATTTTTGCAAAGTATGCCATATGTAGTCACCCTTATATCATTTATGTATGTTTTTAGTCAAGAATTTTAATAAAGTAAATTGTTTTTTAGCAACACTGTTCCATTTTTTAACCAATCTATTTCTATCATTGTTTTCTAATGTAATATTATATAGATCAAAACCAGAAGTTGCTATATTTTTGTTTGTCTTAGAATACAAATTCATTCCTGTTGTAATATAATGTTCGCCAAAACCGCTGTTAAAGTAATCATTTTCATTTAACATATCATACCTTACAGCCATGTCTTTAAATACACTATCAGATTTTGCTAACTTTAAAAAACTTTTGTTACTTATATCTTGCCAATATTTTGTGTCTTTTCTTTGAGAAAAAGCATAATGCTCAGAAACAAAGTCTGTAAACTTATCAAAAAATAAACCACATTTTTGATTAAAACAATCTCTATCGTATTGTGTGATAGTGTCGTGTCTTTCAAATACATCTAATAAATTTATTAAAAATTCATGTACAGATAACAAACCATTAGATTCTAGGGGTTCAATAAATCCGGCAGACAAACCAATAGCACAAACATTTTTATAAAAAATTTCATCAAAACGACCTACTCGCATTTCAATATTTTTAAATGTAGACTTGCTATAGTCGTGTCCTTTATTATCTAAATGATTTTTAAATTCTTTTAATGCTTTTTTATCCGACACATATTTGTCAGAATAAACATAGCCTGTGCCAATACGTTCCCAACTAGGTATGTTCCATACCCAACCATTCTCAATTGCTGTACAGTTAGTAAAAGGTTCTAATTGTTTTTCTTTATCTTTATAAGGAACTCTTGTCGCCCAAGCTTTATTATTAGGTAATAAGTCTGAGTAGTTTTTAAATTTAGCACCTATCTTATTCATTAAAATAGATTTAAAACCGGTGCAATCAAAATATAAATCTGCTTTGTATCCGTTTAAAGACACAATACCTTCTTTATTTGTTTTTATGTTTTTAATATCTTCAACAATATGTTTGACTCCTTTAGGTATACAGTAATTATCTTTTAACCATGTTCCAAATTTTGTAGCATCAAAATGATAAGCAGTATCTCTTTTAAAATCAAAACCATTTAATTGATTTTTTGTGTTTTTAAATATTGTGTTATTATTAACTAAAGACATATTGGGGTTAATAAAATTAGCGTAATCATTATTTTTAATTTTTTTGTCAAAATATTTTTTTACAAACCAATTTTGTTTTCCCCAAGTTAAGTTTTCTTCAAAGGGTCTTCCAAAAGGATAATGAAATCCGCCATCTTGTTTTTTATAAAAATCTTCAAAACGAATACTTAGTTTATAACTAGCGTCTGTGTGAGGCATAAAATCTTCATCTTTAATACCAAGTAAATCTAACCATTTATTGATCTGACCTAGAGTGCTTTCACCCACACCAACAGTTGGAGTATGGGGTGATTCAATTAATGTTATGTTTTTATCTGGGTACATTTTTATTAAAGTTGCAGCTGTCATCCAACCGGCAGAACCTCCCCCAAGTATTATAATGTTACTCATAATTTATATTTATATTTATTCTAATTTTTGTATCTGTTTGAGTAACAGCTTTGTGTTTTTTGTTTGAATCAAATAAAACAACAGAGTTTTCTTTTGATAAAAATTTTTTTCCAGACTCAAATTCTGTCCAACCATTATTAGTTCCTACAGAAAAAAGAGCTACCTTTATATAATCATGATCAGTATCGACATGATAACCAGATTCTGAATGTTTGTGTTGGTTTGTATATAAATTTACTTTTGCTCTATGTATTTTTTTTGCACCTAATTTTTCAGTTATTGGATATAAAACACTTTCAACTAATTTATTTCCAGAAACTTGTAATCCATCTCTAAACAACATGTGACAAAAAAAGAAATCATATTTATCCCATTTTTTTGATTTAACAGGAAGAAGGTTTTTTTGATAATAGTAAGGAAATCTAGGGTCTTCTACAATATTTTTTAAATATTTAAATTTATCTTTTGATAAAAAATTTCTTATTACTTTCATGAAATAAGATTATATTTATTTTTTTTAAAAAGTCTAGTTATTGAAATTTATATTTTATGATAACAAGTCCACTACCACCAGAACCACCGGGACCCGTAGAAGCTCCACCACCACCGCCGGTATTAGCTGTTCCACTTTGAGCAGGAAGCGGATTTACTGGGCCTAATCTTGTACCCCTGCCGCCACCGCCAGCACCTCCAGTACCTCCATCAATATTACCTTGGTGATAAGAACCACCAGCACCGCCAGAAAACCATCTTCCAGAAGAAGGACCAGGTACTCCATAACTTGGTGCGTTTGGACCAAAAAAAGCTGTAGCAAGAGGTTGACCATTTCCGCCGTTACCACCTCTACTGCCAGGAGAATTTTCACCTACTTGTCCACTAGGGCCGCCACCACCGCCGCCGCCACCAACAATTTGTGAATTGTTACCGCTTCTTCCGCCATCTTTACCTTGTGGTGGGCTTGTTGGAGGAGTATTACCACTACCACCATCTCTTCCAGCAGGAACAGAAGATGCTCCACCTCCACCTCCGGCACCACCGGGGCTTGCCGTTTGAGACGAAGGGCCTCCATAATGTTGTCCACTACCACCCGATGTAGATGTTACACCATTAAATACTGAATCAGAATTTTCACCCCCTACAGTAACAGGAAAGCTAGCTGCTGAAATTGGATTATTTCCAGCAGGACTTGGATAAGATGTTCTAAAACCGCCACCACCGCCACCGCCAACAGCTCCCCCCGTACCACCAGCAACTACTAAGTAACTTACACTTGAAGGACCAGCTAAAGGGTCTCCTGGAAAATCAGGTAGGTTTCCTGCTTGTGATACAACAAAACTACCAGGACCTGTGAAAGCATGTATTTTATAATCACCGTCAGTATGGGTAGCATTCCCACCGCTTGCTACTGTAAATTGAGGTACAGCTCTATCTCCACCACCAAATCCTAAAACTTGATAACCAAAAGATTTACCTTTTTTTGATTTTATATTTTTTGTATTCTTACCAGAGGTAAGTTTATTTTTAATATCTCTCATATCTAAATTCCTTATGCGTCGTTAGCTGCGTCAGTAGTAAAGAATAATTTAATACCAAGAACTCTTGCGTCACCTGTAAATGTATCGGCTCCGTTAGCAGCTAATCGTTCTAGTCTAAAATAACTTAGTTGATCTACTGCTGGAGAACCAGCAATTGTTACGGCACTACTTTCAGCTGTAACTTGTTGGTCTTCAACTGTTCCTATACCCGCATCTGTAATAACTATTTGAGTTCCAAATACTACATCAATAGTATCATTATCACCAACCGCTACAGCACTTAAAGTAAACATACAGTCTCCGGTATTCGTATTACTTGGAGACCAATATACTTGATAAGTCACTGTACCTTCATTCCATGATTTAGGGAAAGCCACTGTAAATTGTGCAAATTCATTGGTACCTGGGTCAAAATCTAATACTTTCATATCAGGTCTTGTTGCTGTTGTTTCTACTTGTTGAGCTGACGCTCCATTAGTTGTAGAAGGATACATTGCTGCAGAGGGAACCCAAATAGTTTCTTTGCCTGCAATTTTAACTGCAGCTGTTCCTGACTTAAGAGTTCCTGTTCCTTTAGGGTTTAAATTTATATCAACATTAGTCTCACCTGTTGCTGAAAGAATAGGACCATCACCTGTTGCCGCATTTGCTAAAGTTAATTCATTAACCGCTGAACCTGTAGCAGTAAGATTAAGTAATTCGTTTCCACTAGTATCTAAAATGTTAGTACCAATTTTAGGTGAAGTTAAAGTTTTGTTTGTTAAAGTCTGTGTTCCTGTAAGAGTTACTTCGTTTGCTTCTCCTATAGAAGCTTCAAAAACTCCAGTATTTGTTGCAACACCATCAAGATAAATAAGTTTATATCCTTTATCAGTTGCTGCAAAAGTTACTGTTGCTCCTGAACCAGATACTGCTTTTAATTGAACTGTGTAAGCACCTGATGTACCATTTTTAATAATGTAAAAATTTTCTGTAAGTAATGGAAAAGTTACAACTCTTGCTCCAGATATTGTTCCAGTAAGTTCTATAACTCTGTGTTGGGCAGTTCCTGTTAATTCACCATCAACAATAGTTAAAGCTGTTGGTGTTCCTGAATCAGTTACAGCTTGGGAATTAACACCACCTGTAAGTTGTTCTACAAGACTTAAATTTGCGTTTGTTTTTGTTCCCCAAGTACCAGCATTTTCGCCGGTTGCCATTAGCTCTAGGCCAAGATCTGTAAAAGTTGATGCCATAATTCTGTTCTCCTGTTAGCTTGTTAATTTATATTACTTATATATGTAAAGTCAAACATTAGTTTGCAACTTTCCTTGTGTAACCCGTGGTATTTTTAGGTGTTTTCCTTGTGTAACCTGTGCTGTCTTTAGGAACTTTCCTATTAAAATATTTAAGAACAAGATTATCATTTAATTCAGTTGTTGCTTGAATACCTGTTAAAGTAAGGTCTATTGAAAATATAAGACTTGGTGTGCCTAAGGCAGAAGTAGTCGATAGACCAGTTAATGGAACTCCTATTTCAGGAACAAGTGAACCAATAGATGTTGTTGCTTGTAATCCTGTTAACCCCATTACATCTGTTGGTGATATAAACCCAACACTTGTTGTTGCTTGTTGTCCTGTTGGTTGTTCTGTAAGAGCATCAAGAATTATTCCACCAACTGCAGTTGTTGCTTGAAGCCCTGTTAAGCCAACAGCATCTCCGACAATAAGAGAACCTATTGCAGTGGTTGTTGAGACTCCTGTTGGTATTACTATAGGACTTATATTAAAACCTAAACTACCTACATCGGTTTCAGCTTCAACTCCTGTTAAGGGTACAAAATTTTCTATTGCACTTGTTAATGACCCAACACTAGATGTAGAACTAACTCCAGCTAGTTGAACTAAACTATTAAATGAATCTCCATAAGGTTCTTCACCCCAACCGCTTCTACCCCAACCAACTAATGTACCTGCGTTATCAAAAGTACCTAGTTCTGTTTGTGCTTGTAATCCTGTTAGTGCTACGTTTGTAAGTTGAACTGTAGTTAATGAACCTAAATCTGTTTCTGCTTCTTGACCTGTTAATTCTGCAGTAATAATTCCAATAGCTACAACACTTCCAACGCTTGAAGTTGCAGACTGTCCACTTAAAGTTATTTCAACAGGACCTTGATCACCCCATGAATCGGTGCCCCATGCCCACATTCCCCACGTATTGATAGCAACAGTATTTGCCTGACCTCCCATTCCAGAGTGATTTGTACAATAATAGTAGAGTGTGGGTGCACCGGATGCAACTACAATTTGTGTGTAGGCGCCAGATTGTCCAGGAGTACCAAACGTGGTTACACCGGTTGTATATTCAGAACCACCAGACCATGTACCGTTACTTGTTGTTGAGAATCTTAAAGGGTGATTACCATTTGAACTATCTGATTGATTAAACCTATACGTTCCAGTTTCAACAAGATTTACAGTTTCTTGTTGTACTCCATCAATAACATATTTATTTCCTGAATCGGTACTAACTACCGTTACTGTAAAAGTTCTAGTAACGGACATCCGTCGTTACCTTTACGCTATACGAAGGATTGCGTTTGATGCGTCTGCTGCTGGAAATTGAATTGTAAAAGTTCCACTTGATACAGTTTTGTCTCCACCAAATGCTATTGCGCAAACTGCAGGATCATCAGTTGCTGAGTCATTAAAAATTAAACAACCATTAGCTGTAAAAGATGCTGATGTAAAAGATACATCTGAAAAATCACAACATGCAGTGTCACCTGATAAAGCTGGTGTTACATTTGTTAACGCTGCACCTTTAGTAGTATAACCATTTCCGTTAGCTACTTCGTTAGCAGTTACATAAACTGTAGTTGATTTATTTAATGTTGCTGAACTTGTGTATAAAGCTAATCTAAAAGTATTAGCTCCATTTGTAAAAT